ATGTACCGGAACACCAGCAACACCATTTAGTGCTGCGGTAAGTTAATGATTAATTAGGAGCCCTCCAAAAGGGCTCCTATGCAAAGGAGAAAAAAATGGCAAGTAAAGGTGACGTAAAAGCAGTTAGGTTTACATCAGCAGGAGTAGTTTTTGCAGGAAGAACTAGACTCAGAGGAATTATTTTAGCATCTGACGGTGGTGGAGCAGGAACAATTATATTGCAAGACAACACAGATAGCTCAACTTTATTTCAAGCTGACGTTCCTAACGGTGATGTATTTTCTATGAATGTTCCAGAAGACGGAATATTATTTCCTGGTGGAATGAAAATTTCTACAATTACAAACATAGATGCAGCTACTTTAATGATAGACAAATAGGATTAAACAATGGCCACTTCAGGTACAACTGCTTTTGATCTAGATATTGATGAGATAATTCAAGAAGCATACGAACGATGTGGAATGACGGCTCGAACAGGTTATGGATTAAAAAGCGCTAGACGTTCTTTAAATATACTTTTTTCTGAATGGGGAAATAGAGGACTTCATCTATGGAAAATAGATTTAGCCGCGATACCTTTAGTAGAAGGTCAAGCTGAATATAATGCAACCACAGATAGCACTAATTTTCCTGGTAATGTAAATGAAATTTTAGAAGCTTATGTTAGAAATAATACTACTGCCACAGCACCTGTTGATACTCCTATATCTAAAATAGACAGATCATCATATTCTGCAATTGCAAACAAACTATCTAAAGGTACTCCTAGTCAGTATTATGTTGATAGAACAACTTCCCCTAGTATATTTTTATATCAAACTCCAAGCAGTAGTTTTTCAGGATCTAATTTTTTATTAAAATTTTATTATCTAAAAAGAATTGAAGATGCTGGAGCCTACACAAATCAAACAGATATTGTATATCGTTTTATACCATGTATGTGTGCAGGATTATCTTATTATTTGAGTTTAAAAATAGCTCCAGATAGATCACAAAATTTAAAATTATTATATGAAGATGAATTAACAAGAGCTTTAAATGAAGACAGTTCTTCTACTAGCACTTTCTTAACACCAAAGGTATACTTTCCAACAACATGACAAATTTTGCAAGAGGTAAATACGCTAAGTCTATTTCAGATAGAAGTGGAATGGAATTTCCTTATAGTGAAATGGTAAGAGAATGGAATGGATCAAGAGTTCATATTTCAGAATTTGAACCTAAACAACCACAATTAGAATTAAAAGTTCATGCTGCAGATCCAGAAGCTCTACAAAACGCAAGAGTAGATAGAACTGAACCAACTGTTGCTGTTCTATTAAATATAAATTCTTTTAAAACAGGCAGTGCAAGTTCTTCAACTATAACAGTCACAGAAATAAATCACGGTAGAGCATCTAGTGATACAGTTCGATTTAGAAATGCAATTAGTTTTGATGGTATTTCTGGAACTAATATTAATAAAGCTGCAGGATACACAATAACAAAAGTAGATGCTGATACTTACACTTTTAGTGTAGATACGGACACAGCAACTGCAGGAAATGTAAAAGGAGGGGGCGAAAACGCATCAGCTGGGCCCGTAACGATATCACCATGACAATGACTCTTAGTGAATTAAAAACAAATATTAGAAACTACAGTGAAGTAGACGATGGTGTTTTAACAGATGCCGTTTTAAATGTAATTATTAAAAATGTAGAAAATAGAATTTTCAGAGCCGTAGACTCTGACGATACAAAATTTTATGCAAATTCAGATTTAACTATAGGTAATAGATTTGTAACTGTGCCTTCTGATACTAGAATTATCAGATACGTTCAACTAACAAATCCCACAACCTCAGATCAATTTTTCTTAGAACAAGTTGATACTTCTTTTTTAGCGGAATATTTTCCTGACCCAGATAACTCTAGTGATTATGCAACTCCTAGATATTATGCTCATTGGGACTCTGATAACTGGGTTGTGGCTCCAACACCCGACGCAGCTTATAAGATAACTCTAGCTTATATAAAACAACCAGATACTATAACCACCTCTGATTCTAGCACTACCTATTTATCTAACAATTTTCAAGATTTGTTGATTTATGGGTGTATGGTAGAAACTCTAAAATACTTGAAAGGGCCAGATAATATGGTACAAATGTACGAGGCATCCTATCAAGAGGGGCTTCAAACGTTTGCGGCAGAACAACAAGGTCGAAGACGCAGAGACGAATACACTAGTGGTGCAATTCGTTTAGATATACAATCACCACAACCAAAAATGAAATAAAAGGAGACTATAAATGGCTAATATAATACCAGATGCATTTAAATCAGAACTCTTATCTGGAACACACAACTTTGCCAACGGCGGCAATAGTTTTAAAATAGCTTTGTACACAGACATCTCTGGATATTCCACATCAAGCACTGCATATTCTACCTCTAATGAAGTTTCTTCTTCAGGTACTAATTATTCTGCTGGTGGAAATGCCTTAGATAGTCAAGCGGTTGCTGTTGCAAGTAACACAGCTTTTGTTGATTTTGCAGATGAAGTTTTTTCATCAGTAACTTTATCAGCAGTGGGTGCAGTTATTTACAACGATACAAACTCTGACAAACTCGTTGTTGTTCTAGATTTTGGAGGAACTAAAACTGCTACTAACGGAGACTTTACAATTCAGTTTCCTGCGGCAGGTGCTTCAACAGCTATAATAAGGATTGCGTAATAAATTATGGCTTTAGTTTTAAACGACAGAGTTAAAGAAACTACTACTACGACCGGCACAGGTACGATTAACCTGGGAGGTGCTCAAACTAATTTTGAAACTTTTGTAGCAGGAATAGGAGATGGTAATACCACTTACTATGCTATTGTTCATAGAAGTTCAGCAGAGTTTGAAGTTGGTTTAGGTACTCTAACAGACGCATCACCAGATACTTTAGCTAGAACAACAATTATATCTAGTTCTAATAGTGATAGTGCTGTTAATTTTTCTGCAGGAACAAAAGATGTTTTTTGTACAATGCCTGCTAGTAAGGCAGTGCATGAGGATGGTAGCTCTGACGTAACTTTACCTAATGATTTAATCTTAGGTTCAGACTCAGCTATTCTAAAGTTTGGTGCAGACTCTGATATTAACATTACACACGTTGCCGATACAGGATTAACTACAAATGGTGATTTTACCGTTGGAGACGATCTTACAGTTTCCGGTGGTGTAATTGATTTAAAAACCAACAGTGGATCTAGAGCTCAATTAAAACTTTACTGTGAGTCAGGTAATGCTCACGCACAAAAATTACAAGCACAGCCTCATTCGGCAGGTGCTACAAATACCTTAACACTTCCAGACGGTAGTGATCAGGAATTGGTGGGAGCAAGTGCTACTCAAACTTTAACCAATAAAACACTAACTTCACCAAAACTAAATGAAGATGTAGCTATTACAGCCACAGCTACAGAGGTAAATATATTAGATGGTGTAACTTCAACAACCGCTGAATTAAACATACTTGATGGTGTCACCTCTACCACAGCAGAATTAAATATTTTAGACGGTGTTACATCTACTGCTGCTGAATTAAATATACTTGATGGTGTAACTACTACAGCTACAGAATTAAATATCATGGATGGTGATACTGCTGCTTCATCAACAACTTTAGTAGATGCTGACAGAGTGGTTACTAATGATGCAGGAACGATGAAGCAGGTTGCTTTATCAGATTTAAAAACATATTTATCTAGTGCAGGATTCTCAACTGAGGACCCAACAGCATTAGCTATTGCATTAGGATAGGAGGGTAAATGGCCAATACTTTTAAAGTGATAACAAAAGCAGGTGTAACAAGTGCTGATACTATCTACACTGTAGCCAGTTCTACAACAACAGTAGTTCTTGGAATCATGGTAGGTAATACAACTACAACACAAATTACTGCAACAGTAAGTTTAGGTTCAGATACTTCCAACAGAGCAGGCGCAAATGACGAAGCTAATCAAACAGTCGAGTTAGTAACAAACGCACCCGTGCCTGTAGGTGGTACACTTGAATTATTGTCTGGTAATAAAGTAGTTATGGAAACAACTGACACACTTTCGTTAACAGCTTCAGGTGCTGCAGATATAG